CTTAACGATAGGCGCGGTACAAATAAAACAACTTATCTGCTTAGGAAACTCACATGGCTAGTACATATGGAAATGATCTTCGGCTAGAAGAGATTGGTGATGGCGAACAATCTGGTACATGGGGCGCTACAACTAATACAAACCTTGAATTAATTGCAGAGGCTCTTAGCTTTGGCACCGAAGCCATTACTACCAACGCAGATACGCACACCACTACGATTGCAGATGGAGCTACCGATCCGGGTCGCTCTTTGTACTTAAAATATACAGGAACGCTAGACAGCACATGCACTATTACAATCGGCCCTAATACCGTAAGCAAAACATGGTACATTGAAAACGGAACAAGTGGCTCTCAAAGCATTATTATCTCGCAAGGTTCTGGGGCCAACGTAACAATTCCAACAGGACAAACTAAGGTTGTTTATTCAGATGGCGCAGGCTCTGGCGCAGCTATGGCAGAGATTGGTACGTTAGGCGTTACTAATATAAATGTGTCCACCGCTGCAACAGTAGGAACTCTTGATACAAGTGGCGCTGTTAATTTAAATCTTGTTACGGACTCAACCAGTTCAACTTCGGGCGCTCTGATTGTTGACGGCGGTGTTGGTATAGCTAAAAAATTATTTGTTGGTACAGACCTAGACGTAGACGGCACAACCAATCTTGATGTCGTGGACATTGATGGCGCTGTTGATATGGCAACTACTCTTGCTGTTGGTGGAGTGGTTACAGCCAATGCTGGCGTGGTTGTAGATAATTTTACGCTTGATGGGACCACTCTAGCTCTGTCTTCTGGCGACATGACGCTTGATGGCGCTGCGGATATTATTCTTGATGCTGCTGGTGATGAAGTCATATTTAAAGATGGGAGTACAAATGTTGGTCACGTATCTATGGATAGTGACAATTTAACGATTAAATCTCTTGTTTCCGATAAAGATATAATTTTACAGGGTAACGATGGCGGTTCTGGAATAACTGCATTGACTCTTGACATGTCTGCGGCTGGTGCGGCTGCTTTTAATTCTAGCATTACATCTGGCGGTGCAGCGGTTAAAGTTGCTGGTAAAGAGACAATCTTCGTGCCAGCAGTTGCTATGTACCCAAGCACAACCAATCCATGTGCTGGGCCAGAGCAAGTGGAAACAACAGCATTACGGCCTGATTTAAAAGTCCTAGACTTTGCGGCTGATGCGGATGACTTTGCTCAGTTTGCTATCGCCATGCCTAAATCTTGGAATGAAGGCACAGTAACTTTTCAACCTTTCTGGACAGTGACAGGCACAAATACTGGAACGGTTGCGTGGCAATTAGCTGGGGTAGCGATCACAAGTGACGAAAGCATAAACACAGCTTTTGGGACGCAAGTTGCTACAACGGCGTTGGCTTTTTCTGGAACGTCAAATGATCTGATGGTTTCAACAGAAAGTGGTGCAGTAACAATCGCGGGAAGCCCCGCAGCAAATGACATGTGCTTTTTCCAAATTAATCGTGACACTAGCGCAGATGATCAAACAGGAAATGCACGGTTACTAGGCATAAAGTTGTTCTTTACAACTGACGCAGCAAATGATGCATAGGTAATAAAATGACTGGTTTTGGAATAAACGTACTTGGTTTTGGTTCTGGTGGTGGAACCGGACCTTTTGAATTTGCTGTTTCTTCAAATACTACAAATGCCAATATACGAACACTAGCAGATGCTGCGGGATATAGTGGCTCTGGCCCAATTACTATGACTGTTAATAGTGGTGTCTACATCTATTCAACGAGTGCTTCCACTCCTGCGCTTACAATTGCAGAGGCAGATGCCACCGTAATTAATAACGGTAAGATTCTTGGGAGAGGCGGCACCACCGGAAAAGAAGCGATATATATATCCTCTTCTGGGGTGACAATAACTAATGCGTCAGGGGCTTACATTGCGGGTGGCGGCGGGGATGGTACTAGAGGTATCTCTGGGGGCAATATCGGTTATGGTACTCAAGGTTACGGTGCAGGTAGCGGCGGCACACCGGGGTCCACTGGTGCTAATGGGGGAGTTAGTGGAAATACTAACGTTGCAGAGGGCGGTTATGGCGGCGGTGCAGGTGGCGGCGGTGGACGTGGAGGGAGAAGTGACGGAGATTCTGGCTATGGTTTCGGTGGATATAGTGGGATGATTGTACCGGGCAGCGGAGGTGCAGGCGCTGGTAGTGCTGGTGGTGCAGGTGGTAGTGCTGGTGGTGCAGGTGGTAGTGCTTATACCGGCAACGGCGGCGGCGGTGGTGGCGGTTGGGGAGCGCAAGGTGGTGCGGGTCAATATAATTCGGCTGGTGGTGCAGGTGGTGCAGCTATAAACGCTACAGGCTCTTACACCCTGTCAAACTCAGGCACACTTTATGGGAGTAGCTAATGTCAACTAAGTGGTATTATTGTAAGGAAACATTTTCTACGCAAGAAGATGTAAATCAAAAAGTTTTAGATGTAAAACAAAGGCTAGATAATAACCCGACTGATTGGGCTATTGTAAAGCAACTAGACGGCAGTGATGAATCGGGTTGGGTAGTTCCGAGAGCAGTATTAACCGACGCAGAAATTAATAATTTAAACGCTAATAACTATTATAGTTGTAGCTCTGTTGTCGGCAGTGATACTCAGATTGGTATTTCTTCTGCAAAAACTCAAGCAAAAGTCGTTGAGTACCGAAAAGAGTTCTGTGATTACTATCAGGTCAACACTGTGGCGCAGTTTACAGAAGTAGACGGTGTAATAACTGAAACAACTGAGTATGCGCCAACTAATGCTGATATGTCAGGGTATGTATGATGAATAAAAGTATTCCCGTGTAGTTTTTAGAGGTGCTATATGCCATTAACAAAGCTACAGTTTAAGCCCGGAATAAACCGAGAAACCACTTCGTATAGTAATGAGGGTGGTTGGTTCGATAGCGACAAAGTTCGTTTTCGTTCGGGTTTTCCTGAAAAAATAGGTGGTTGGGTACGTCAGTCTATATATAACTTTTTAGGGACATGCCGCGCTTTACACCCGTGGGTGGCTTTGTCAGGAGAAAAATATATTGGCGTGGGTACTTCTCTTAAATATTATATTAATGAAGGTGGCGCTTACCACGACATAACTCCAATACGAGTTGCATCTTCCGCAGTTACTTTCGGTGCTGGTGCGGATACGCTTAATGGCGCAATTGATAGCTCTGTTCAATCCATAATTTTAAACAGTGTGTCTGGTTTCCCCACAGGTGGGGGTCTTATTAAAATTGGTACAGAGCAAATAAACTATGGGGGTATTACAAGTTCAACCTTAACTGGTTGTGTGCGTGGGGTTAATGGAACCACAGCGGCATCCCATTCAAACAGTGCTTCCGTTACTTGTGCCACAATAACCGTGACTGATTCAGACGGACACGGTGCGGTAGAAAATGATTTTGTTACCTTTTCTGGTGCGGCGTCTCTTGGGGGAGTAATTACCGCTACCGTGCTTAACCAAGAATACCAAGTTACAAGAGTCCTTACTTCTACTGTTTTTCAAATAGAAGCTCGTTCTGTGGCCGCAATATCCAGCATTACAACAACTTCTGGCTTAAACCCTACCTTTGTTTTTGCTACCACAAGCGATAGTGGTAATGGTGGCGGTTCTGCCGTAGGTGCGTATCAAATTAACGTTGGCCTAGACACGTCGCTTCAGGGGGCAGGATGGAGCGCGGGTACGTGGGGCCGTGGCACATGGGGATCAGCTTCAGACTTAACGGTTTCTGGTGCTACCTTGCGAGTTTGGAGTCACGATAATTTTGGCGAAGACCTTTTAATGAACGTCCGAAATGAGGGTATATTTTATTGGGACAAATCAAACGGTACTACAACAAGAGCGGTATCTCTTGCAAGTTTAGGTGTTGCAACCGATAATATACCAACTATTGCAAAGCAAATATTGGTTTCAGACAAAGACAGGCACATTATAGCCTTTGGTTGTGACTCAGAAACGGCAATAGGTACACAAGACCCTTTGCTTATTCGCTTTAGCAGTCAAGAAAGCCTTACCGATTGGTCTGCAAAAACCACTAATACAGCGGGTGATTTGCGTATTGGTTCAGGTTCTGAAATCATAACTGCGGTAGAAACCAGACAACAAATTCTAGTGTTTACAGATATATCTCTACACGCCATGCAGTTTCTTGGACCGCCTTTTACGTTTGGAATTAACACAATTTCAGAAAACATCACTACCGCTGGCCCTTTATGCGCCGTAGCAGTTAATGACAGCGTTTTTTGGATGGGAAGAAAAGAGTTTTATGTTTACGCAGGTGCGGTAAAGAGGCTTCCTTGCACTGTCAGAGATTATGTTTTTTCTGACTTTAATGAAAACCAAATAGAAAAAGTATCTGCGGCAACCAACACGGCTTTTTCGGAAATATGGTGGTTTTACCCCTCTAAAAGCAGCGAAGAAAATGATCGTTACGTTGTGTTCAACTATGAGCAGCAAGTATGGTACTATGGAAATCTAAGCCGCACTTGCTGGGTAGATCGTGGCGTTGACGAGCTACCTATAGCCGCAAGTCCTGACCACTATCTTTATGAGCATGAAAGCGGTTTTGATGATGGCAGCACTGCACCAGCAACAGCTTTATTAGCTCATATAGAAAGTAGCCAGATAGATTTAGGTGATGGGGACCAGTTTGCGTTTTTGTCCAGAATTATCCCTGACATAACTTTTCGGGATTCTACAACAAACAATCCTGCTGTTACCTTCACACTAGGGGTTAGAAACTTTCCGGGTGGCAACTACTTGCACACAGATGCTAACTCCGTAGACAAAACTTCTTCTGTTCCTGTTGAGCAGTTTACTAAAGAAATTAGAACGCGCTTACGTGGAAGATCGTTTAATTTAAAAATAGAAAACACTGGAACAGAAACCGCTTGGCGATTAGGTACACCCAGAGTTGAAGTTAGACCTGACGGTAGGCGGTAATGTCTAGGAATTTAGTTCGCCCATTTTTTCCCATTCCGCCGCAGGAATATGATCTTAATTACTTCAATGAAGTTATTCGTTCTTTTTCGGTTTACTTGGATCAAATGCAAAACCCCGGAGAGGGTAGACACACTACTTTAGTTTTAACCGAATTGCCAAGCAATGATTCTGGTTTAGAAGAGGGTTCTATTTTTGTTGTTGACGGTGTTTTAAGGATTCCAGTTGCTTCTAAACCATTCGTAGCTAGTTTTTCGGTGACAGGCTCTGTAGGCTCAGTTACGGTAACGACATGATCTAGGATAAGTGTGCGTCCATGATAGACCCTGTAACAGCATTTGCAGCAGCTAACGCAGCTTTCAAAGGCGTAAAAATGTTGGTCGGCGCAGGCCGTGAAATGCAGGATGTTAGCAAGCAGCTTGGGCAATGGTACTGCGCTGTTGCGGACATAACCAAAGCAGAAACACAACGTAAAAATCCAACGTGGTTGGATAAGAAAACGCATGGAACCGATAACATAGAGCAAGAAGCTATGGATATTGTGATCCGCAAAAAAACTTTAATGGAGAAAGAAAAAGAAATTAAATTTATGTTAGATTATCGTTTTGGATTAGGCACTTACGATGAAATGCTTGGCATGAGACGCAAGATACGTGCTGAACGGGAAGAAACGGTATATCGCGCTATGGAAGCCAAACGTCAGATACAGAATAACATGGCTATAGGTGGGTTATCGTTAGGAATTATTGGTTTATTAGGTGGTGGTATTTACTTGATTATTTTGGCTACTCAATGAATGAAGCATGGGTTTTATATTTTCTTATTGTTTTTATAAACGGCGATTCATTTGTGCTGGAAAACAACCAACGCTTTGAAACGAAAGGCGAATGCTTGATTGAAGGTATGCAAAAAGGGAGTTCTATTGTAGAAAACATAATAATAATGTCAGGAATACCCGCTTCAGG